GATTGGCGCTATCTGCGCACGAGCACGCGGCGGCTGTAAATCGATGGCTCTCAACAGTTATTCGGCATTACAGGCCAGTATCTTGTCGTGGCTGGCGCGCCCGGCTGACCCGCTGGTGCAGCCGGCGGTGCCCGACATGATCCGGCTGTTCGAGGCCGAGGCGCGGCGGCGGTTGCGGATCGGCGGCGACGAATACCAGGCTTTCTTACTGACGACACCCGGCACCTCCGCCGTAGATCTGCCGGACGGGTGTACCGAAATACGCCAGATGTCGATCGGCACGTTGCCGTTGCAGTATCTGCCGCCGGGACCGATACCGCAGACCACCGGCACGCCGCGCTATTATAGCATTCTCGGTGTCGGCACTGGAGAACCAGGTATCCGTATTGCCCGCCTCGACCCGCAGCCGGACGCCGAGTACGAGCTGACGGTGAACTATTACGCCGCCTGGCCGGCTCTGTCGGCGCAAAACCCGACCAACATACTGCTGCGCGTGCATCCCGACGCGTACCTGTTTGGGAGCCTCGCCGAGGCCGAATTGTTTATCGGCCACGACGAACGCGTGCCGCTCTGGCTGCAGCGTCGCGAGGCGATTTTTGCCTCGATCGAGCAGGCCGACCGCAAGGCTCGCTGGCCGGGCGCGCTGCAGGTCCGGGTGGACGGTATTACGATTGTGCAGCCGGTTGGCGGTGGTTCCGGCGGGAGTGCAGTACCGGCACCGGCACCCACACCCACACCCACACCAGCCCCGTCAGGCGCCGCCTTTCGTGCTGTCACGCCGGCGTCCGGCACCACTGTCGTTATGCTGCCCGGCGAGCCGGGGCTTTATATCGAGGGCGGTCCCTTGGCCGTGTTGACGATCCGCCTGCCGCCACAGCCCGCCACCGACATGCTGGTGGAGATATCGTTGCAAAACCCCGTCACATCGCTTGCCGTGCAGGATAGCGGCGGGGCAGCGGTGGTGGATGGCCCGACGAGCGCTTACGGCCCGGGCGCCGGGCTGCAATTCCGGTTTATCGATAACGCCTGGCGATATTGGAAATAAGAAGTGACCATCGCGCCGTGGCCTGAATGGCTGCCCGATCAGGCCGATTTCGGCAGTCCCGGCAGCCCGGTCATCAAGAACTGCCTTCCGCTCACGCCGCGCAGCTACGGCCCGATCCTGTCGGCTGTCGCCGCCAGTTCCAACGCTTTGAGTGAGGCGTGCCAGGGCTCGTATAGCGTCAAGGATGCGGACGGCAGCGTGTGGGTCTATGCCGGCGACCGCACCAAGCTCTACGTCATGCCGCCGACAGCGCCGCCGACGCTGGGCGATGTCAGCGGTCCGAGCGCACCTTACGCGACCTTGCCGCCGCTCAGCGGCGGCTTTTGGGGTATGACCTCGTTCGGCAGCCGGGTGATCGCCACCAACGGGGTGGACCCGGTGCAAACCATCATGATTGGCGATCCTGCTTTCGAGGATCTCCAGCCCGGTGATCCGACCGGGCCTCCGGTGGTGCCGGCCGCACCGCTGGCTCGGTTCGTCGCCACGGTCAAAGACTTTATCTTCCTCGGCGACACCACCGACGATATCAGCGGCCACGTCCCTTATCGGGTGTGGTGGAGCGCGCTGGGCGACCCGACCAGTTGGCCCCTTCCGGGTTCGGTCGAGGCGCAGCAACTTCAAAGTGACTACCAGGATCTAAACCAGACCGATCTCGGCAACATTACGGGTCTGGTCAGCGGGTTTGCCCAGGCGGCCGATGTCGTGATTTTTCTGGAACGCGGGGTTGTTGTCGGCCAATACGCCGGTCCGCCCATCTTGTTCTCCTTCCGGGTGGCGGCGGGCAGTAGCGGCACCATCAGCCCGTTCTCGATTGTGCAATCACACGCGCGCGACGCTGGCGGCGCGGTGCGTCCAGTGATCTACGCCCTGGGTGAAGATGGTTTCTACGCTTTCGACGGCGCCACCTCCGCGCCGATCGGGGCGCAGAAATGGGACCGCGAGTTCTTCAGGCTCCTCGACCCGCAATACGTCAAGCTGGTGCAGGGCGCCGTTGATCCGCGCTCTCGTGCCGTTCTGTGGGCTTTCAGCGCGGTTGGCGGCAACGGGCTTTACAACCGGCTCTTGATCTATAATTGGGAACTGGGACGCGCCTCGATCGTGGAGCTGGAGCCGACGCAGACGATCGAGTGGCTCACCACGGCGATGTATGCCGGCAACGCATATAATCTCGACCAGCTCGACCCGTTTGGCGATCTCGAGACGATATTGCCGAGCTTTGATGACCCGTACTGGGTTGGGCAATCGGGCTCTCGCCTGACGTTTTTTGACGCTACCCACACCCTGGCTTTTGGCGGCGGCCCGGCTCTGGCGCCGACGCTGGAGACCGGCGAGATGCAACCGACTGAAGGCCGCCGCTCGTGGGTGCAGATGACGCGGCCGCTGATCGATGGTGGGGTGGCAACGGTCGCGGTCGGGCATCGCGAGCGGCTGACTGATCCGGTGACCTGGGAGCCGGCGGTTGCGGTCAACGGGATCGGCGAGTGCCCGCAGCGCTGCACCGGGCGTTATCTGCGGTTCCGCATGCAGATGCCGGCAGGGCAGGGATTTCGCCACCTGCAGGGCATCGACGCGCTTTATGCGCCGGAAGGTAGGCTGCGGTAATGGCGCAGCAGAATGCTCTCAGCATGCTGCAACAGCAGTTGTGGGGGCGCGGCAATGAATGGCTTCTTCATAACGCGCCATTCCCGACCATAGCCAGACCCGTGCCACCAGCGGTCGAATGGACGGACAAAGCCCCGGTGATGGACCCTGCTGATCCGGACAATTACGGCCCAGGCTCGCCATTCGGGCAACAGCCGCCGTCGCCCGAGCTGCTCAAGCAGATGATGGAATGGTGGACGGCTACTCAGGCGCGGCCGCAGCAACTGGGGCTCAACAGCATGTTGTCGCGCTGATGGCAATCACGCCGGTCCCGCCGGACCAGCCGCTCACCGGTTGGGCGGCGTGGTTCCGCGACCTGGCCCGCGCCATCAATGCGCTGGTGAGCTGGAGCAATCTGCCCTCCCTCGCCCCCACCCCGTTCGGCGCACTGCCGACGCAACCGGTTGCCGGCACCTTGGCCTACATCATCGATAGTTCGGTCACGACGGGTCCGGTGACCGGCGGCGGCGCCAACTCGGTGCTTGCCTGGTACAACGGCACGGATTGGGTCGTCATCTGACATGACATTGACTGTGTGGGATGCTCCGGCCGAGCCGATAATGGCCCAGCCGGAGCGGGCGGTTGTGCGCCTGCCATCGCTCGACGAAGTGGTTAGCCAGTGGCCGCAGATCGAGTCCCATCTGGCCAAAGCTACTAAACGCACCGGCTGTTACGAGCCGATCGACCTTCTGCGGATGGCGATGACCGGCGCTGCTGCGATCTGGCTCGCCGAGGTCGGTGGCAATATCGAGGCGGTGTTGGTGACGACCTTGCAGCCCTATCCGCGCCGCCGGGTCCTGGAGGTCTTGTTCGGCGGCGGCAGCAATATGCGCGCCTGGCTAAAGCCGGCGATCGAGACCATCGAAGCACACGCTCGGCAACTCGGCTGTACGCAGATCGCCTGTGTCGGGCGCCCAGGCTGGGCGCGGGCGTGGACCGGCGCGCATTTAACCGGCGACGTCATCATCGCCAAGGATCTCTAGATGTCCAAAGGCTCTGCCCCTGCCGGCATGACGACGGCACAGACGACCAATCCGACGCAGATGATGCAGGCGCCCTTCCTGCAGGGTGGCTGGAATAGTGCGCTCAATCTCTTCAACAATTTCCCGCTGCAATATTACCCGGGCCAGACACTCGCCGATTTTCGCGCCCCCAACCCGTTTGTCGGGCAGGGCTATAACGAGACGTATAATGCCGGGCAGAACATCAATGCGATGCTGCCGCAATACAATGCGGCGTATTCGAGTGCCCTCGCGCCGCAGGCCAACCCGGCCGACCCGTATTATCAGCAATATGCCGCCGGGCAATCCGGCCCGAGCCAGTATTACCGCAGCGTCGCCGACCTGGCGACCAATGCCGGTAACCAGTACGCGCCGCAGGTCGCCCAGTATGCCAACCGGGCCGCCGCCAATAACAACCTCGGGCTCAGCCAGCTCGGTCAGACGGCGTCGGGGTACTACCTCAATGCCAACCCGTACATCGACCAGATGGCGGCGCAGGCGATGGCGCCGATCACCCAGAATTATCAGACTACGACTGCACCGGGGATCACCGGGTCGTTTGCCGGCTCGGGTCGCACCGGTTCCGGCGCGGCGCAGCTTGCTGCCAGCCAAGGGCAGCAGAACTATCTCAACAGCCTGACCAATCTCTCGACCAACATCTACGGGCAGAACTACGCGCGCGAAAGACAGGCGCAGGACGTCGCTGCGAGCCAATACGGGCAGCTCTATAACCAGGGTTTGCAGACCGGCATCAGCGGCAACCAGGCTGCCGCGAATATCTACGACCAGGCGCTGCGTCTCGGTCTCAGCGCCACCCAAGCCGATCAGCTTGCGCAGCAATACGGTATCAGCGGGCTCAACGCTGCCAACACCACCGGCAATCAGCAGCAGCTCGACGCGCTGCGGCTGTTCCCGCAAGTCGCCGCCGCGCAGCTCGCCGGGCCGAATGCCACCGTGCAGGCCGGGCAGGGGCTCAGCAGTATCGACCAGCAGTACCGCAGCTTCGAGCAGGCGGCCTTGGAGGACCAGGCCAAGCGGTTTTACGGCAATCAGCAAGCGCCGTACGACACGCTGAGCGCGTACCTCAAAAACATCGGGCAGCCGCAAGCTGGCAGCGGACAGACCTCGACGCCTTACTTCCAGAACCAGATGGCAAACTTGCTCGGCGCCGGGCTGGGCGCGACCGGGATTTTGAAGAACCTCGGGGGAGTAGGCGGGCTCGGAGGGCTGGGCGGAACTGGTGGGCTTTTGGGGAGCCAGGGCGCGCTGTTCGGTTCGTTGGCAGATGCCTCGATCGCCGCGGGTGGGCCGCCCTTAGCGGCGGGGCTGGCAACCACAGCGGGACTGGAAGGTCTGCCTTTGGCGGCAATGGCGGCACCAGCGGCCTGGATCATCTGCACCGAGCTGAAACGCCAGGGCAAATTGCCAAAGCGTCACTGGGCGGCCGGGTTGCCGGTGTTCGCTGCCTACCCCGAGATCGCCCGCCGCGGCTACTACGTTTGGGCAATCCCCAGCGTGCGCCATCTCCGCAGGAAGCCAGACAGTCTCTATTCGAGGCTGCTTGGTACGGTCTTTCGCTGGCGGGCAGAGGACATCGCTGCGAGAAGTGGCGTCAAGGGCGCCCGCAAACTGTGGCGCGGCCGGAGCGTTACCGCCGCCCTGGCATTGCCGTGCCTGGTGCTTGGCGTGCTGGCAGGCGAACAGGATTGGCAATCGATTTATCGAGATGAGGTTCGAGCATGAGTGCGGCGCAACAGATTATCGCAGTGATGGAACGGTCGATGCTCGCGTGTTTTCTCTCACCGGAAGACGCGCACCTCGTGTCATATGTTATCAACGCGCACATCGTCGCGAAGCCTGATGGCATATTGATCACGACGGTAGCGGCCTTAGCGGACGCCTACCTCAAGTGACCCCGGTTCCCGAGCCGGCCGGCGATATCCGCGCGCAGATTGCCGCAACGCTCGACCGCAACCACCCAAAGCGTGCCTGCTACATGGTGCCGGAAGACGCCGAGCGGCTCGACCTCGAGGCGTTGCCTCAGGGTGTTTATGCCGTGCAGCGCACCGAGGGCACGTTGGTTACGACCGATCTCGGGATCGCAGAATTGTTCGATGCCGCGCCGGCCGAGACTGATGCCTTCGATCGAGTGATGGCGGAGATCCTGGGTTATCCCGAAGACAAGGCCACCGCTGTCGCGCGCTGTCGCGGCAAGCCGGCAGTCTACGCCCGTGCGGTGCAGGCGCGTGATGCTATCGGGCACGTCGTTACCGAGGTTTTCGCCAGCCCTGTCGGGTTTCTCCCGGCCTGCGCGGCGATGCAGGAACACGTCCCGGCCCGCGGCCGGTTGGTCATCATGTCTCCTGCTGCTGCGATTAGCCGGCGGGTAGCAATGCGGTGGGTGGAGCAGTGACAGACCCGAACACATGGTCGCCGATTGACGACAGCAATAATCAGGCACCGCCTGATGGCTGGCCAGAAGGGCAGATGCCATCAACTGTTAACAACAGCGCTCGCGCGATGATGGGCGGCCTTCGCCGCTGGTACGAGCGGGCGAATGCTCATCTGGGTGCGCTCGGCACCGAAAACGCGCTGATCGTGCCCTATAGCGCTGTGGACCCGATTGCCGGTGATACTTTTCTGATCTCCCCGACTTCTCAGAACACGGGACCCGCGACCCTGGACGTGGGGACCGGCGCAATGCCGATCCGGTTCCGAGGTGAAGCGCTATTGCGCGGCGGCGAGCTGCAGCCGTCTGTTCCAACCCTGTTTGTTTTTGGCGGCGACGGCAATTGGTATCTCGGCCCCCCGGCCGGTGGCCCGACAGTTTCAAGCCTGCCGCTGATCGGCTCGCTGGGCACGCCCAACGCGCAAACCCTGACTTATACGTCCGGGGCTCCGACCGCGCTCGTGGTTGGCGACCGTTTCACTTTCTTCCCGCTGGTGGCCGACAATACCGGCCCAGTAACGCTCAACATCCAGGGGCTGGGCGCCTACCCGGTGCTGGCTGACACCCTGCCTCTGGTCGGCGGCGAGATGCAGCAATACGCTGTTCTCGACGTAGTTTGGGACGGCACCCAGTTTCAGCTTCTCAACCCCGGCTTACAGGCGCTGTCGGCAACCTACTTGCCGATTACCGGCGGCTCGATGACCGGCGGGTTGACGGTGCCGACGCTCGCGGTGACAGGCACCAGCTCGCTTAACGGCGCGGTCACGGCCAACGCGATCAACGCCAGTACCGTGGCGGCAAGCGGCGCGATCAGCGCGGCGACGGCAGCGATCGGCGGCGCCATCACCGGAGGCTCTGTTGCCGCGCCGACGATTACCGGCACCAGCGTGGTAAACGCCGCGCAGTATCAGGTCGGCGGTATTGCCTTTTGTACCCAGAGCGGCGCGCTGCGCACTATCTACGATACTGGCGGTACGTCGAACATCGCGATGTACACGACGGGAGAAAATTACTACGACAACCAACAGCACATTTTCCGCAGCCGTGGCACCAGCGCGACTTACGCGATTTTTAACGGCGCCGGCACTTACAACAACAGCGGCTCCTGGCTCACCATCAGCGATGCCGATTACAAGACCAATGTCGCCCCCTATGAGCGAGGGCTGGAGGCGGTGTTGCAGCTCGCCCCGGTCTCGTTTGAATACGCCGGCGGGCCTTTCCGGGAGGCCGGGACAACCCGTTACGGGTTTGTCGCGCAAGATGTCGAGCCGGTCATCCCCGAGATGGTCGGGCGCATCGAAATCGACGAGCAACAGATCGCAACCCTGGCGCCGGGAATGCTGGTGCCGATCTTGGTCAATTGTATCAAGGAACTGACGGCGCGCATCGAGGTCCTGGAGGCAAAATAAGGAGAGGGAATATGCACGGCACGTTCGGCGGCCCGGGTATGAAGCCGTCAAAGCCGAAGCCGCCGCGACCCACCAAGGGCGGTAAGGCCAAACCCACTCGGAAAGGAAAGTGATATGTCCGATTATGGCATGTTACGAGAACAGGTCCGCGTCGCTGCCGGCCGCATCTCGCCGCAATACGTCGACACCCCGGCGATTTATACGCTCTCGCCGCCGGCTGTCGTTGGCAGTGTCCTTAACTGCACGATGGGGAATTGGTTTGGTGTGCCGACATCGTATGCCTATCAATGGAAGCGCGGGGTGACCAATGTCGGCACCAACGTCAACACTTACACGGTGGTGGCTGGCGATGCCGCCAATAGCATCACCTGTGTGGTCAGTGCCACCAACGCAAACGGCACCACTGCCGCCCCGGCTAGTAACGCGATAGCGATACCGTGATCCCAGAGGAGAGAAAGCCATGTCAGATTTTGGCGCAGTCTACGATTACGCCCTGCAACTCGAAGCGGCAGTGCCGCCAGGCACGATGGCGGAATTGGAAGCGATCCGGCCCGCTTGCCTCGGGCTGACCAAGCGACAAAAGGAAGAGCAGGAGAAGCTCGCGGAAAAGCTCGCCGCCATGTCGCCGGAAGACCGGATCAAGGCCGAGGCCGAGATCGCAAAGAAGAAAGAAGAGAGCCGCGCCAAGGCGGAAGAAGCGGCGGCAAAGCGAGCGGCGACAGCCCAGCAACAAGCAGCCCCCGCTTCGCCCGCTGCTCACCCGGCACCGCCGCACACCGAGCCGGCTCCCAAGAAGTAAGGGATACTACCTATGGGCATCCTCGAAAGCCTGTTCGGCGGCGGCGACAGCGACCCGTACGCGCTGTATGGCGATCTGTTTACGCCGCAGCAAAAGGCGGCCCTCCAGGCGCGTGATCAGAGCCAGGGGCTCCTACGAATGGCTGGCGCGTTTGCCAAGGCCGGCATGCCGAGCCGGTTGCCGGTGCCTATGGGCGCCGTGCTGGGCTCGGCAGCCGAAGCGTTGGGGACCGGCTCGGACGAAAACGTCCAGAACGCCATGCGGGCGATGCTGTACGGGGCGCAGGCCAAGAAACTTCAGACTGAGCAACAGTTCCTAAAAGACTTTGCAGCGAGCCAGCCGGATTTTATGAAGACGGTCGCCGGTATTCTGGGTACTGGTGCCGCTGCGCCTACTGCACCTATCGCCACGCCACCGGCAACTCCGGCCGGGCCGCTTGCCGCGCCACCGGCGGCTGTGCCTGGCGGTGGTGAGCCTGATGCCGATCTCGGCGGTATCCCCCCAGCTACCGCGGCGAGAACCGGGCCGTTGGCTTCTGACGCAGCTCTGCCGGCACCGGTTGCCTCGCTGGCAGCGTATGCGGGCGATAGGGGTGATCCGCGAGGGCTGGTTCCGTATATCCGTCAGCAGGCTATTGCGCGCGGCATCGACCCCGATGTTGCCGTCAAAGTCGCACAGTCGGAGGGATTGGGTTCGTTTCAATCGAGCGTGATCCAAAAGGGCGGCCAGCGTGAGCCCAGCTATGGCGCCTTCCAGCTCTACACGGGCGGCGGCATGGGGAACGAATTTCAACAGGCTACTGGTCTTGATCCGAGCGACCCGAAAAACGAACGGGCCACGATCGACTATGCCTTGGACAAGGTAGTTCATACCGGCTGGACGCCGTTTCATGGCGCCAGAGGGGTCGGGATTGGTCACCGTACCGGCTTGCCGGGCCAGGACACCGTCATCCCTTCCGGCTTGCCGGGCCAGGACACCGTCATCCCTTCCGGCTCTGGTGGCTTGCCGATATTGCAGGTGCAGGCGCCCGGTGGACCTTTAGCGGCTCCTAGCGCAGCTCCTGCTACTGGAGGCGGCCCGCTTGCTCCGCCAGCGGTACCCGCAGCGGACCCGCGCGCCGCGCAAATGCAAGCCTTGATGTTGGCGATCGCCCAACGCCGCGCGATGGCGATTTTGGGCGGCATCAAGGATCCGTACGAGCCGCTGATGGACGCGGTAACCAAGAGTCCTGCATTCCAGGGCTTGGTGACCGGAGCACAGGAGGCGGCCAAGTTCCCCTATGCCGGGCCGACTGCCGGCTCAGTGCGCGGCGCGCAGCAGCCGTACATCTTGGAAGAGCAGGCTAAGAAGGCTGCACTTGACCGGATCAACGACCTGTTCAAACAGGGCGGCTTGTGGGACCCCAAGCTCGGCATCATCCCGACCCCGGGATACGACAGACTGCAACAGATCAACGAAGAAGCCAAAGCCCGCGGTTCTAAGGCGTTCGATACGACGACCGCTCTGCGGCAAGGTCCAGGCGGGCCTTACGAAGCCCCCGTGCCCGTGACGGATTATGCTGACGAATTGCGTCGTGGCACGGTCGCGGCGCCAACTCCGATCCCCGGCTCGACAATGGTGCCAGGCGGGGCCGGTGGCGTCATCACGCCAGGCGGAGCGGCCGCTGGCTCGGCTCCGGCAGTATCAGGCCCGCCGATCGGTGGATTGGTGGGAAAGCCTTACTACACGCCAGAGGAACTGGAGTGGCAGAAGGGCGACCTCAAACTGTTCGAGGACAAGCGCAAGGGCGCGGAGGCGGCTCAAATGTCGATCCAGAGCGCCAACGAGATGCGAAATTTGATCGAGAAGGGCGTGGTTGCCGGTTCATACGCCGACGAACGCACCCGTCTTCTGCGTTTGGGTCAGCTTCTGAAGTTGACCGGCAAGGATGACAACGATCTAGTCCGCAACACCGAGGCCTATATCGCCGAGGCCGGGCGTAATTTGAAAAAGGGTCTGGAAGGACTTGGCCCGCCAGTCAGCAACGTTGACTTACAAATCGCCGGCGCGATCGCCGGCAATCAGAACCTGACAACGGCTGGCATGCTTAAACTAATGGAAATCCAGGAAAAATACAGTCGCCAGAGCCTGACGAACTTCAACAACATGGCAACGACAGCCCCGCCGGGGCGATACTCGCGTGCCGTGCTTGAGCCGCCGACGTATGGCGCGGCAACCATTACCGGGCCGGGTGGGCAGCGAATGTGGAATAAGGGCGGCCAGTGGGTGCCGTACTGATGTCGGATCTACCGCCGCTCCCCCCAGGCTTTCGTCTCGATCAACCGGACACCGAAGCTGTGCCGGCCGCCGGATTGCCGCCGCTGCCGCCCGGTTTCAAGCTCGATGAGCCGGCCGCGATCCCGCCGGCGGCGGCCGAGGAGCCCTGGTTGGGACGAGCAGCCCTGACAGCCGGTGTTCGGGGTTTGGGCGGCCTGGTTGCGGGTTTGACCGATCCTCTGGCTCCGCTGCGGACGTTGCTATCACCTGATTTAGCGCGTCTCGAAGAGGCCGAACGACGTGCCGCGACGGTGCCGCCGCCGGGAGAGATCGCTCGCCGAGTTGGCAACAAGGTGTTCGAGGCGACTATCCCCGAGTACGAGCCGACAACCCCGCTGGGCCGCGTCGGCATGGCGGCAGCGCAAGGCGCGGTTGGCGGCGGCGCTCTCGGGCTTGGTGGCGCCTTGTTACGCACCGGAGCCGCTTTAGCGCCGCTTGCTACCGGCACCGCGCTCAACGCTTCTCTAGGCGGCCTCAGCGGCACTACGGGGCAAATCGCATCGGAGGCAACCGGCGGCAGCGAACGTGCCGCTATCCTGGGCTCTCTCGTCCCAGGCGGTGCTTTGACCGCTGCCGGTTTGCGGGCACACGCGCGGATTACGCCCGAGATGGAGGCAGCCGGTGTTAACCCGACACTCGGGCAGGCTATGGGTGGGTTTCTCAACCGTTTTGAGCAAGGCGTCGGCTCGATCCCTTGGCTCGGCGACTTTATCAAGACTGGTCGAGCCGGGGCTGTTGAGGAGTTTAACCGCGGCGCCATCAACAACGCGCTGGGGCATATCGATGAGCAACTCCCTCGACGAGACACCCCGCTAGGGAGGCCGGCAATCGACGCGGCAGAAACCTTGATCGGCAACCGATATGACCGGATCACGCCGCTGCTCAATGTGACTCTTGATAACCAGTTCGGCACTGGCCTGACTGATATTTTCCGCCGTGCGACGATGCTGTCGCATGATCACCAGCAGCAATTCGGCAATACTTTTCGTACTGAGGTTCTCGATCGTCTGGGCGGCACCAGCAGTCTGACAGGCGAAGCGTTCCGGGATGCTGAGTCAACGCTGGGAACGATGGCGCGGGAGAACCGGTACAGTCCGCTGCCGGCCGACCGCGCTTATGGCAGGTTGGTGCAAGACCTACAGGACGAACTCCGGGGGCTGCAGGTTCGCAGCAACCCGGATCACGCAGCTGAGCTGCAAAACATCCACCGGGCCTATGCAGAGATGTCCCGCGTTGAACTGGCGGCAGCCAGGATGGGGACGGGGCTTGGCGGTGCGTCGGAACACGGCGTTTTCACGCCGAGCCAACTAACTTCTGCTGTCAGGCAGATGGACCCGACATTGCGAAATCGGGCCTTTGCGGCGGGGCGTGCGTTGTTACAACCTTACGCTGAGGGAGGACGCCGCCTGTTAGGTGACACGGTGCCGGATAGCGGTACACCATACCGCAGCCTGGCTGCTCTTGGTGCGGGCGCGGCTGGCACCGGAGCGTTGTTCGATCCCCTGACGATGGCTGGTATCGGTGGGGCCGGTCTCGGTCTCGGGGCTCTGTATTCGCCGCAAGGCCGCGCGGCGCTGAACTATTTTCTGCAGCGCCCCGGGCAATCAGCTTTGACCGGCCTTATCGCCGCGCCAGATTAATAGCGATCGTTGCTCTTGACGCCCAGCATGGCCCACACAAGGCCGATCCCCAACATCATGGCAAACCACAAAAGTATCGTCATTTTCAGTTATCCAATTTTACGGGTCTAGCTTTTGCAATTGCGCCGCGACTTCGTGGATACCGATCGTGTCGTTCCAGAAGTCGATGATGGTTTGGCGGTTCAGCTCGATCCAGCGAGAGACCAGCGCTACATCTGCGGGCGGCAGACTTCCCGCCACGATTTCGTGCGGCTGCGGCCGGACCCCGATCGAGGGGGAGCTAACCCACGAGCCGCGCCCACCGTGTAGCGGGCTGACCTTGACCCGAACGTCGTGCGAATAGCCCTCGTTCTCGGTGATCCATACCGCCATTGGCAACCCGGTATCGCGAGGGCGGAGTTTCACAGCAGCCCAGTCCGCGGCGATAGTCGTTTGCGCTTCAGTCATTCGCGCGCCTCTTACCAATGCCTGACGAGCATCGTGATCGTGGCCGCTGCGTTGATCCCGACGGCCCACATCAGCACGGTCAGCTTGCTGTCGACGTGAGTGATCCGGCCGTCTAGTCGGGTCACGCTGGCGTCGAGCTTACTCTCTAACCGGTCGATGCTGGCGTCGAGCTTACTCTCTAACCGGTCGATGCTGGCGTCGAGCTTACTCTCTAACCGGTCGATGCTGGCCGTTGTCGCAACCTTCAGCCCCTCGATATCGGCCTTGGTCGCGACATCTTCGCCTAGAGCCGCATTGAGAGCCTCGGCGGTGGCATCGGCTGCCTCTTGACTGAACCCACCGCGATCATGCAGGGCGCGGGCAAGCCGCAGTGTGTCGATGATCGCCATCTATTGGCCGGTGATTGCGGCTGCTAAAATCCGATAAGCCATGATCGAACCCATGCGTTCGGTTGTGGTCAGGCGTCGGGCGGGGAGCCAACCCTCGTTCGGCGCCGCTTTAGTCTATGGGGCCAACCGCGGCTCCTGTCTAGTCGAATAAATGGTTAACCCTGGCGGCTCGGCATCCCGCCCGCGTCTGGAGATCGTGATATGACCGCTGGCATCTGGTTCTGGATACTCTACGTCATCTCGCTGGTGTTCGGTGGCGGCTGGTACTGGC